CCTAATCAAGCAGGGCGTAGCCCCTGAACAGGCAAGAATGATACTGCCCCAATCCCTTATGACCGAATGGTACTGGTCGGGCAGTCTCTATGCCTTCGCACGGGTGTGCCAGCAGCGGCTGGACACTCATTCACAAGCAGAAACCGCAATAGTCGCAGGATGGATTGATACCTACTGCAGCGAACTGTTCCCAGTGAGCTGGGAAGCACTTACCAAAAACATAGGAGAACGACATGACATACAGATCGAACCGGATAACCACGCAGCGTGACATGATACGAGATGACCTGATTGCTGGGAAAACAATCACACCGATTGATGCCCTAGAGAAATATGGGTGCTACCGGCTATCAGCTCGCATCGGCGAATTACGCAAAGAGGGCATGAACATTGAGACGAAGCAATACGCTAACGACAATATGTACGCCCATTATTCACTAGTCGCAGGGGAGTGATTTATGACGCCATTCGGAGAAATGACGGAAGAAGACTTTGACGACCTGATTGGTCATGAAGAAATGACGCTTGATGAATATCAGGACAAGGCAACTCAATTTGCAGTCTATGGTGGCGGCTTGTTATACGCCACTATTGGCCTTGCATCTGAGGCTGGCGAGGTAGCGGGGAAGGTTAAACGCCTTCTACGTGATGAAGATGTAGATTGGATGGCAGACGATGTGTCTGAACAAATCGACTACGAACAAGCCAGAGCCATCGCTTCAGAATGTGGCGATACATTATGGTATTTGGCAAGCGTTGCGAATGAAATCGGGTACAGCCTCGAAGAAATCGCAGAGATGAACATTGCCAAATTGACCGACCGCAAATACCGAAACGCCATCCACGGGTCTGGCGACAATCGTTGAGGCTTATAGCCGATATCGAGACAGACGGGTTCAACCCCACCACAATCCACGTACTAGCAGCACTGAACGCTGACGATACCAGTCAACGCTGGGTCTTTGGCCCAGACAACATCTCTGATGGCGTTGAACTGCTGCAGTCTGCATCCGAACTCATTTTTCATAACGGCATAGCGTTTGATATCCCAGCGATACAAAAGCTCTACCCTTTTTTCAGCCTTGATGGGATTACCGTGACGGACACGCTTGTTTTGTCACGCCTCATCAGGGCTGATTTGAAAAATGACGATTTCATTAGCGCACCCAACCTACCAAAACGGCTTTATGGCTCACACTCACTAAAAGCGTGGGGCATAAGGCTGGGTGTGCATAAAGGTGATTTCGGTGAGACCGCTGATTGGTCTTGTTGGACGCAAGAAATGTCGGATTATTGTGAGGTGGATTGTACTGTCACCCATAAGCTGTGGGAGGCGTTAGCCCCACACACATGGTCGCAAACAGCAATTAAATTTGAACATGAGATAGCTGAAATCTGCCATCGCATAGGCAATGCTGGCTGGACGTTTGATATGGACAAAGCCGCCAAGCTTTATGGCGACTTGTCGCAAGAACGATCAGACATCGAGCAAGAGCTGCTTCAGCTTTTCCCTGCGTGGACGGTTGGCGAAGAGTTCATACCGAAGCGCAACAACAAGACAAAAGGTTATGTGGCTGGCGAGCCATTCATTAAGCGCAAGACTGTTGAGTTCAATCCCAACAGCCGCAAACACATCGAGTTTTGCTTGCGAAAGAAATACAACTGGAAGCCGCAAGTTTTCACGCCCACCGGCGATGCAAAGATTGATGAGACTACACTCAGCGATCTACCATTCCCCGAAGCCCAGAAGCTGGCTCGTTCATTCATGTTGCAAAAGCGCATGGGGATGCTGGCAGAAGGCAATGCGGCTTGGATGAAGCTTGTCGATAAAGACGGAAAGCTGCGCCATACAATCAATTCACTTGGCACTATTTCGGGGCGATGCTCGGCCTTTGCGCCAAACATCCAGCAAATTCCTGCCGTAAGAGCAGAATACGGCGCAGAGTGCCGTGATTTGTTCACTGTTCCGGCTGGTTATCAGCTGGTCGGTGCTGACCTTGCTGGTATCGAATTGCGATGCCTAGCCCACTATCTGCAGGACGGCGGTGCATACGCCAGAGAAATTCTCGAAGGTGACATCCACAGTGCTAATGCAGCTGCTATGGGTGTCAGTAGAGACGAGGCCAAAACAGCAATCTATTGCATGATTTATGGTGGAGGCGACACTCGCTTAGGCGAGGCAGTTGGTGGCGGCGCACACGAAGGCAGAGCCTTGCGTGACAAGTTCTACCAAAACAATCCAGCTTTCAAAAACCTACTGATGGCAGTCAAGCGCACTGTCCAAAGCAAAGGTTATTTGACCGGCTTGGATGGTCGCAAAATTGTCGCCCGTTCAGAGCATGGTCAGCTCAATGTCTTGCTGCAGTCTGCAGCTGCGTTGATAGCCAAGAAGTGGGTGCAGCTGGTTGACCAGAAGATACAAGAGCAGGGCTTAGACGCTGAGATACTCACGTTTTGCCATGATGAAATTCAACTGAAAACGAAGGGAGACGCCGAATATGTCGGAAATCATATCGCTATCCGAAGTGCGCAAGAAGCAGGGGAACACTTCAAAATCAAAATCCCAATCGAAGCCGACTACAAAATCGGTAAGAGCTGGCGAGATACCCACTGACCCAGTGGACGAGGCAATGATGGCTATTTACATGACCATCGAGAAGGCTCGTGCCAGCCCTTTTACCACCAAGTCTGAGTTCGCAAGGATTGCCGCCAACGAAGTAGCTTTGGCAGCATCTGAAGGCTTGATTAGCACACGCCTAGACAATGGTGTCTTCTGCAATAAGTGGATGATTACGATGGATGGGCTGCAGTTCCTAGAGGAGTTTCAAGATGACTACGGCTCTGATTGATGCCGATATCTTGCTCTACCAGTCGATGACATATGCCGAACAGGAAATAAACTGGTACGACAACGTCTGGACGCTTTATGCAGACCTTGATGAAGCCAAGAACATCTTCAACGCCCAAATCATCAAGATTAAAGACAGATTGAAGACAGACGACATAATTTGCTGTCTGACTGACAGGGGCGACAACTTCCGCAAGAGCATTTACCCCAGTTATAAGAGCAATCGGAAAAGCACACGCAAGCCATCAGGCTTCAGTGCCTTCATTGACTGGGTAGAAACTGCATACCCATCGCTGACCATGAAGTCGCTTGAAGCAGACGATGTTATGGGTATCGAAGCGACTCGCCCAGAGAACATTGGCAAGTGCGTTGTGGTGTCTTCCGACAAAGACCTCAAAACAGTGCCGTGCAAGCTTTACAGACCAATGCAGGACGAGCTGCTGGATATCAGTGCCAAGCAAGCTGATGCATTTTTCCTACAGCAATGCCTTATGGGCGATCAGACCGATGGTTACGGCGGCTGCAGGGGTGTGGGTGAGAAGACAGCTGCCAAGATACTCGGTTCAAAGCCAACGTGGGAGCTGGTCGAGCAAGCATATCTCAAAGCTGGAATGACCAAGGAAGATGCGCTGGTGCAAGCTCGCCTCGCTCGGATTTTACGCTGGGAAGACTACGATTTTACCAAGGAGGAGGTCATCTTATGGACACCTACCAATCACACGAAGAATACATGAAGCAAGCAATGCGTCAGTCAGATGTAGATATGGTGAATTCACCACCTCATTACACATCTGGTGACATTGAATGCATTGATGCAATCCGTGCTGCACTTGGCCCAGAAGGTTTCAAAGCTTTCTGTCGAGGCAATGCGATCAAATATAATTGGCGTTCCAGCTTGAAGAACGGTGTCGAAGATATCGCAAAAGCCCGCTGGTACATGGACAAACTAATCGAAACGGAGGATGAATTTTTATGAGGAACAGCCGACAATACGGCCCAACCCTGCCACTGTCGCAGGAGATAGACGAGATTAAATACCGCCAGAAGGGCGAAGACTTCTACAGCAAGTGTGTGCGCATCGCTGATGCCCTCAAAGATGACGACCTTCACTTTGATGCTTTCAAACAGATATTACGTGAGCAGCGTTTCCTACCAGCTGGTCGTGTGCAGAACGCAATGGGTTCGACAAGAGAAACCACGGCTTTTAATTGCTTTGTTTCCGGCACTATCAGGGACAGCATGGCAAGCATTATGGAAAGGGCAACTGAAGCTGCATTTACGATGCAAAAAGGGGGCGGCATTGGTTACTGCTTCTCTCAAATCAGACCACGAGGCGACCGGATTGTTTCGCTGGATAGCAAGGCGTCAGGGCCGGTTAGCTTCATGAAGATATTTGATGCTGTTTGCCAGACTATCGCCAGCTCAGGCCACCGTAGAGGCGCACAAATGGGTGTTCTACGCATTGACCATCCTGACATTGAAGAGTTCATCACGGCAAAGAATAACAGCGACCAACTGACAGGCTTTAACATCAGCATTGGCGTGACTGACAAGTTCATGGAATGCCTTGAGAAAGGCGAGAAGTTTCCGCTGGTTTTCGAGGGTGAAGTTTATCGTGAGGTAGACCCCAAACCCTTATGGGATATGGTTATGCGATCGACGTGGGACTATGCCGAGCCAGGAATTTTGTTCATCGATCGCATCAACGAGATGAATAATTTGTACTACTGCGAGGACATCGCAGCGACCAATCCGTGTGGTGAACAACCACTACCACCATT